AGTGCCCTGCGAACGCTGGTCACAGCCACGCCGTAGCGCGCTGCGGCCTCGGCCGGAGTGCAGCCGCTGCGCTGCTGGTGGGCGACTGCGAGGGTTACCTCGCGTGACTGCCGGCCGCTCACGATTTAACCCACCGGGACAGCAACTGCAGCTCGTACTCAAACCACGTTCCACGATCGTTGCTGTGGGCCGCATCGGCGAACGATGCGCGGTCAACATCGCCGAAAGCCACCAGGTAGTGGTGCCCGTCGCAGTGCGGGTAGTTGGCGCTGAGCCACGATCCGCCATCGCTGGCGACGTGGAGCTGGGCCGGCAAGTCGCGGCCTTCGTGGGCGAAATACTGCAGCGCGGCGCGGCGGATGGCGGGGCGGAACTCGGCAGCGGTGGCCGCCGAGAACTCCACCGCGAACGAATGGCCGTTCGAGAGGCGGAGTTTCATGGTTCAGGCCAGCAGTGCGACGGCCTGGGCGGCAGCGGCCGCCGGGTCGGCGGACAGATTGACGGCGCCGAGATTCAAATCGGCGAGCGAGTAGCCGGTTTCGTGGCGGCGCTCAAACATCACCACCGTGCCGTCAAGGCCCAAGCTGGCAACGCCGCCAGCGGTGCGCAGCTCGGCGCGCATACCGCCGTCTACGGAGTGCCAGCCGTACGCGCCGGTCAGGACGGCCGCGATTTGGCGAGTGGCTGCGATGCTGGCGGTGGTGACGGTCATGGTGGGCTCCTGGGTTGTCGGCTGCTTCCTGCCTCCGATGACTCAATAATAGAGCATGTTGCACCATTACACAAGCACTATTTTTGCCGGGGCGCGCTGCGCTCTAACAACTGAGGTGAGGCGATGACAACGGCACAAGACGACAAACCAGAAGCGAGCCAGGCGGCCCCTGCCGTTGGCATTCGCCTCGACCGATCTGTTGGGCGGCCGGCACCGAAGCGCTTGGCCGCTGATGTTGCTCGGTGTCCAGGCTACGAGACGGATGAAGGGGGCTTACGCGAGGGCTGCGAGGATTGCAGGCGGCGCACTGACCGTAGCGCATTCGATGAGCGTATATGGATGATGGCGCCGCCGCTGATCGTGGTTTTTGAATGCGAGGCGAGGATTGAGCCGTGAGAGAAATCACACTGCATTTTCGCGTCGATGACTCGCCGCTGTGCGCAGTGTGCGGCGCAAACATCGACAGGCCGGCCGGCCGCTGGTGGCTGTCGAACACCTGGACGCGGTACCGCAGCCACTACCAAGCCGGGGAGACCAACAAGCCCGGCGAATACTCGCAGACATGCGGGTCGCTGCGGCGGACCGACGCAGGCAAGACGCCCAACTCCAGTTGTGCGGCACTGCGCCGCTGTTCCTCGACTCGCGCGGCCTCGCTGGCTGCAGCGGTGGCCTGGGCCATGGCGGCCAGGTCTCTCTGACGGGCGGCCTGCTCATGCGCGGCGCCGGCCTGGTAGTGCTCTGCGCGCAGGTACTGCGAGCCGGCCAGCGCCAGGGCGGCCGCCAGGCCGAGGGTCAATGCGCGCTCAATCACTGGGGCCTCGCGCCGGCGACGGCAGCCGGTACGGCTCCGGCACCCCACCGCGCCACAGCAGTGAGCTGGCCACTTGCACCACGGCCATGCTGGTGGCCAGCGCTGCCGACGGCCAGCCGGGTTGATAGCCCCAGACCAGCACAGCCGCTGAGCTGACCGAGGCGGCCACGGTCAGCAGCCAGAATGCCACGCGGATGCAAAGCACCGTGCTGACGTCTGTACGCACCAGGCGGCAAAAGCCGGTGTAGGCCAGGGCCAGGCTGGCCAGCAGGTAGACGGCGGTGTTAATCAAGTGCGGTCTCCCGCGCCGCCAAGGCGCTTTTGGACGATGGTCGCCAGGATGTCGGCCAAGGCCCGCCATCGGTCGCCGCCCATGCCCACTGCAAAGGCCAGGGGCCCCAGCAGCTGGTGCGCCGGCCAGCCGTACTGCGCTTCCAGCATCCAAGCGCCGCAGCCGGTCAAGACGACGGCGGTGAGCACCAGGCGCAGCAGCAGCAGGCCACCGGCCAGGCGGCTTTCAGTGGGCGTGCTGGCCAGCGCCCACAAGGCGCCCGCCAGCGCGCTGAGCACGATGACGGCATAGGGCCCGGCCATGGGGCCGAAGACCGCGACGGATACGGCAATCAGGCTGGCTGCGGGGGGCAGGGAGGGCTCGGTCATGTGATGCGCCTTGGCGTGCATCAGCCAGGGGTGTAGGCAGCAAAGCTGCCGCCAGACGATGAGACGCGCGGCCCCGCCGAGTTGAAGTGGTTGACCACCGCGCCGCTATCGCTGTTGATGCCCAGATTGCCGCCACGGCACGCGCAGCCGTCGAGCCAACTGCGGGCCGAGCTGCCCTGCACGATCCAGCCGTAGGCGCTGGCCCCGGTGGCCTCGTTGCGATCGGCGATCACGCCGAGATTCAGGGTGTAGCTGCCATCCGTGTCCGCGATGTTGGGCCCGAAGCCGCCGCCGTAGATGCCGTTGATCCGCACCTTGTAGCCGGTGTGAACACTGCTGTCGTTTTTGTTGGGAGCCGTGCTGATGGGGTTGGTGGGCTGCGCGCCGCTGATTACCGGGAAACTGGCGGTGTCACCGGCGAAGTAGGTCCTGGCGTTGATCTCGACCCCCCACGGGAGGGTGCTGTCGGCGGTGTCCTGGTTGTAGCAGTCTGCGGCAGGCCGATAGATCACCTCGTCCTGGCTGTAGCACTTGCCGCCGGCGTTGGACTCGCCGGCGCCGTCCGGGTAGCGGATCACGCAGCCCTTGCGCCAGATTTGCGGGATGGGCTGGCCGGTCGCCTTGAGTGCCTTGGGGTACTTCAGCAGCGTGAGGTTGCCCAGGAAGAGCGTTGCCGAGTAGATCAGCAGCGCGTTGTCGCCGCCGGCCGCGTAGATGGCCGAGAAGTCGGATTTGATGGTGTTGATGTTTTCGGTGCCGCGCCGGATGTAGAGCTTCTTGGCGCCCGGATTGAAGAACCAGCCGCTGCCCGAGTCGTTCAGGTCAGAGATGCTGGCGCGCTTGGGCATGGGCATGGGCAGGCCCACGTTGTCAAGGCGACTGATCTGCAACACGCGGGTCGCATGGTTGTCGGTGGTGACGGTGGCTTCGTAGGTGTGCGGCATGCCGGCGCCGGACAAGCTGGCGAAGGTGAGGCCCGACAGCGAGTCGCCGGTGTCGATGATGTTGATCCCGGCGCACTTGCCGAGGACCATCTTCGGCTTGTCGCCGTTGGTGTCGCTGTAGCGGTAGCCGGTGAAGGTGTAGTTGCCGGGCGACATCACCCACACCTCGCCGACGCCGCTGGCAGTGCGAATGGCTTTGTCCAGCGTGGCATAGGGCGCAGTGATACCACCGGTGCCGGTGGTGTCGTTGCCGAGGGCGCCATCGACATAGGTGATACCGGGCGTCATGCCGGCACTGAACTTCGAGCGGAACACGGCCTCCACATCCTGCAGCAGGTACGCCTGGCCAGGCCCGCCGCAGCCGCCCACGGTGAAGTCGCTGAAGAACCATGCGAAGTTGGCGTGCGGCGATGTGCGCGCGCCAATGAGCGCAGCCGTCCGCGCTGCTGCGGCTGCGATTGGGGCCAACGCCACACCGATCTCTTGCAAAACAGCCTCGACATCTGCCGCCGAGAAAAACCCACCCGCATCGCGCACCGCCACCAGCGTGGCGCCCTTCCCAAGGGTCGCCGCGTCCGCCAGGTACTGCGCCAGGGCCGCTGCAGACTCGCCAGGGGTGGCAGCGTTCATTTGTTCAGCGAACGCCGGCAACGCCCCAAGGAACGCATCCGCGCGGGCGGCAAAGGTGGTGGGGTCTTGTCGAGACGGCGGGGTGGGCAGGGGTGTGATCGGCATGGTGGTTGCTCTGCTGGTGGGTTGTTTTGCTGCTCAGACGAGGCCTTCGATGTCCAGGCTGCAGGTGCTCAGCACCCGGCCCGGGATATCGACCGACCATTGCTTGACAAATCCGTAAACGACCAGGGCGTCGATGTCGGCGGAGCCGATCCAGACCACCGGCCTGGCGCGGATGCGGGCCAGCCGATCCGCCGCCATGCTGACCGCTGAGGTGTCGAGCACGATCGGCACGGTCATTCGCTTGGCGTAGCTGCGCTCGGCCACCGTGGTGGCGCCAAAGTCATCGGTCTGCTTTCGCGAGTAGTCGATGATCCCGACGCTGGCGCCTTCTTGCACGGTGCCCAGCTCGTAGAGTGCCCCGACGATGCAAGACCCGATGGAGATCGGGCCGGTGCCCGTGGCGGTGATGGTCAGCACGCCCTCGGCATAGGCGGGCAAGTCGGTGAGCACCAGGCTGCGTCGGCGCGAGATCGAGTCGAAGAAGTAGCCATACCAATCGCCGACGTCCTCCAGCGATCCCAGCGGGGCATAGACCCGGCTGTAGACCACTGCGGCACCCGCAGTCATCGTGATCGTCAAGGCCTCGATGTCCAGGTCCAGCAGCGCCAGGCCGCGCAGCGTGCCGGGCGCCACAGTGACCGTGATTTCACCGGTGGCGGTGGTGAGGGTGCCGACCGCGCCGTCGAACATGGCCCACCGGTTTGTTGGGCCCACCCGCGCCCAGTTGACTGGGTCATCCTCGGGCGGTGTGGCTGTGGTGCCGGCGGCCAGCCGCTCATAGATGCTGTGGGTAGTGGCGCGGATGCAGCGCGCTCCTACCGTGTAGGCCGCAGCGGCCGACCAGGCGGCGTGGTCGGTCTCGGGCACGCTGCTGTGGGCCAGCATGCTGTCGGTGATGTTGGTCGGGACGATGTAGCGCATGGGGTCAGGCCGCTGCAATGCGGGTGGCAATGGCGTCGCCATCAGGCATGACGCGCTCAAGCAGGCGCGCGGATTTGCTGGTGTGAATGGCGGTGGCGCGCATGGCCTCACTGAGGCTGGCCACCTGCTCGACCAGTTGGGCCAGGCGGGCCTCAGTAGCGTCGCTGCTGCCGCTGAGCATGCGGGCGGTGTCGGCCGCGTTGAAGATGCGCGCCGGGCCGGTGGCCTCCAGCTCGGCCCCGTGCTCACCCACGATGCGCAACCCGCCCGGAAAGCTGCCGCCGGCCGCATAGCCCGGCACGGCGCCGATGGTCTCGCCCAGGCTGCGGGCCAGCCACGCACGCATGCGGGCGATGTCCAAGGCGCTGCCGGCCGTGGCCAGGGCGGCTGTCTCCAGGCTGCGGCTGATGTCGGGCAAGGCCTGCAGGGCTTTCTCGTCGCCGGCCCTGGCCTGGCCTGTGGTGCTTGCAAAGCTGGCCAGCAGGGCAGCCCGGCCCGTGGCGCCGGACGTGCCGCGCAGGCGCGCGATCTCGGCCTTGATCGAGTCGGTGGCTGCGCCTGCGCCGGTGGCCAGCTCGGCGAATGCGCCGCTGAGGTTGAGCAGCGCGGCGTAGGCTGTGCGGCCCGACTCGGTGGTCAGGTCCTGCGACTCAACCAACTTGCGGTAGGCCGCCAAAGACTCGGGCCGGCTGAAGCCCAGGCCGGCCAGCGTGCTGTCAACAGCCTTTGCCAGGCCGGCGTTGCGCTCGACCTGGCTGTAGAAGGCCTGGTAGTAGCTGCTGGCCGACTTGCTGAGGTTTTCCACGCCACCAAAGGCCGTGAGCAGTGAGGTGACCGCATCGCTTGACAGGTTGGCCAGTTGCGGCAGCGCGCTGCCGAGGTTGCTGAGCGCTGTGACGGTGGCATTGATCTGGGCCACGGTGGCGCTGAGCTGCTCGATGCCGGGCGCGCTGCCGAGCTGGTCCAGCATGCCTTTGGCCCAGGCCGGCAGGCCGATGTCATCCAGCGCGGTGCGGACGTCTGCCGAGACGGCGGCCAGGTACTGCTGCAAGCCAGCCTCGCCGTCAGCAAACTCACGCGGGGCCCAACGGGTTTGGCGGCTGGCGTCCCAGTCGGTGAGGGTCTTGCCCATGCGGCTGATCAGCAGCGCGCCCCAGGACCCATCGCTCGATGTGTCGTCGGCAAAGCCAGCGGCGGCGGCATAGCCGGCCTGTTTGCCGAAGGCGGTGGCGGTGCTGTCGAGCAGGCCGACGATGCCCTTGGTCAGGCCGGTGGTCAGGGTCTCGGTCTGGGCGCTGTGGGCCGCCAGGTTGCCAAAGCCCAGGCCGGCCAGGTCTTTGCCCGTCTGCAGGCCGGTGCCGCTGCTGAATGCGGACGCGGCGCCTGTGTGCAGGGTGCCCGAGTTGTCCAGCGATTTGGCAATGGCCACCACGGCCAGCACGGCGGCCAGGTAGGGTGCCGCCGCGCCGATGCTGCCGATCATCGATGCTGCCCCCGCATTACCGGCGGCGGCCGCTGTGAGGGCCGCGCCCTCCGCCCCGAATGCCCCCGTTTGCGCTGCCAGCATTGCGGCCTGCGAGCCGGCGCCGATGCTGGTGGTGCCCAGCGCCGCGCCGTAGGCCGCCGAAGATCCGAAGATGCCGGCGCCGGCCGACGCCAGCGAGTAGGCGTTGGAACCCGCACCAAGCAAGCTGGCCGAGTTGCCGCCAAAGCCCAGGGCGCCGCCAATGGTGCTGGCGATCTGGCCCGCCACCGGCTGCACGGCAGCCATGACGATGGGCCGCAGCACCAGGGTCTTGAACATGTTGACGATGGTGTCGCGCAGGTTTTGCGCAATGCCCTTGCCGCTGCCAAAGCCGTTCATCAGCGCATCGGTGATGGCGTCCTCGATCTTCTCGGCGGCCTTCTTCCAATCTTCGGCCGCCTTCTTGGCCGCGTCCTCCGACGCCTTGCGGGCCTCTTTGGCGCCGATCAGGCCGATCAGCCGCTGGCGGGCCTCGATCTCGCGCTCGATGGCCTGCACGGCCTCATCGCTGCTGTCGGTGGTCGCCTGCCGGTCGCGCAACCGCATGATCTCGACCACCTGGATGGCCTGGGCCAGGCTGCGGTAGCCCTCGACCACCAGTGCAGACGCCTGCGCTTCGATCTCAAGCTGCTCGGCTTGTTGCTCAGCCGCGGCGGCACCACGCTGCAGTTCACCGATCCATTTGGCGTAGGCCCGGCCGGCTTCTTCGGCCAGCTTGGCCGAGTGGGCGGTGGCGGCGGCGCGCGTCTCTTCGGCCTGGGCCAGCGACGCGGCATAGAGGGTCTGCTCGCGTTGTTGGCGGCTGTAGGCGGCCCAGACCGGATCGGCCTGGATCTCGCGCAGCTTGATCTGGGTCTTGCTCAGGCCGTCGGCCTTGCCGGCCGCGTCGTTGGCGATCTTGCCAAAATCATCCAGGCCTTTGGCGTAGGTGCGCAGGGCCTCGATGTCCAGCGGATTGACAAGCGGCTTGTCCTTGGCGCCCTTGTCGGCGTACTTCTCGCGGATGGCGGCGATCTGACGCTCGATCTCGACCCGGCTTCGGCCGGCGGCCTGGCCCAGGTTCTCGGCTTTCGAGATTTCACGGGCCATCTGCTCGCGCTTGCTCAGGTACTTGTCGGCCTCTTTGCCCCACTCGACCTCGGCCCGCACGGCAGCGGTGCGCTGCGCGGCTGCGTCGGCGCCGCGCTGCAACATGC